TTCAATGAGATTGCGGGCGTTTTCTACTTGGCCGGTAGCCCGGGCATTTCCCGGCGCATGTACCAGGAGGTTGACCTGAAGGCGACGGGCAAGAGTCTTGAAGGCGCCGGAAGTGTTCGCGCTGCCGGGGTCCATCATCAGGTAGTAGGGAACGCCGTGGAACGGCAAGTCTCGGTACTGGATAGCAGCAATGAAGGCTTCTGCAAGGTTTGCAGCCGACTCTGCCCCGGTGACGTAATGAACGAAGATGGCCCCGGAGTTGTGGTCCGTGACTTCGTAGGACCACACGCGATCCGATTCAATACGCTTCAGGTTGGCCGGCTTGTTCTTGTAGAACTTTTTGGCCTCCATCACTTGTAGCCCTTGCTCCCGGGGATTGCGGGAATTCATGTAGTAGAGGACACACATGGAGGCGTCGATCTGCCAGCACCAGTTGGGGTGCGGCGACTTCATTTCGACTGCCGGCGTTGGCCGTAGGAGCTGGTCGGGGTGCAGGCCATAGCTGCGCAGGGCACGGGAAACAGCGGAATCAGAAAGCTGGATGAACTCACCCGTTTTTTCGTCAAGACGTTCTGCCTTGATTTCACCGTTGTTGCGTAGGACTTCCAGGACTTGACCGACTGCCGCCAGGCGCTTGTTGTTCTTGCGCATGGTTTCCATAAGGTAGGCACTAATCTTGACTGCTTCAGGACGTGGCAAAAGCACTTTCCCGGCATCGTTTCTGCGCTTTCTTTCTGGTTTCACAGTGACCTCCTTGATTGCCCGCAACAGGGTTGCTCGGCTCATCCCCAGCTCGTTCATAGCGCCTTGGTAGATGGCTTCCTTTCCGCCATGCCCGGCCGCCTGGGCGGCCTGGGCAATGGCAACCAGGCGCTCTATCAATGCGGGGCTACGTGCCATGGTTATGCCTGAGTCCATTCGGGCGCACCGCCGATGCTGACTTCCGGGATGTCGTAACGCTCAGCCAATTCCTGTGTGGCCTGCCGAAGTTGGGCCAGCAGGCCGGAAATGAAGGCAGTGGAGTCGCCCCCCTGTTCTGCGTGATATTCCTGGATAGCCCCCACGGTCTGACCGAGCTGACCGCGAATTCCCCCGATGACATCGTTGAAGTAACTGGTTGCTTCGGTGCGCAGTTCCGCAATCACTTGATCCGGGGCAACTTCTGCAATTCGCCTCTGCGACTTTTGCAGGGCATCCAGCTTTGCGTTCTTGACGCGGAGCAGCTCCTGGTTAGCGCCGGCTTCGTCTTTTGCTTCGCGGAGTGCTTTGCGCAGTTCCCTGACACTCATGGTGTCGATGTCGTCCAGGGTGACTCCCCGAGCGCTTCCCCCGTCTTCCAGGGCCTGGATTTCTTCATCGTCTAGCACCAGCAGTTCCAGCAGCTTTGTCTGGTTGCCGGCGGCCCCCAAAAGTTGCGTCGACGCAACTTTTGAGAACTTGATGGCGGCGGTCATGATGCGACTTGCCAGGGTGTATTCCACCCCCAGAGCGGCTGTTCGTTCCACGAATTCACCGTGGGGGGTAATTTCCTTCAGCAGGAGCAGGCGCTTTCCCAGTTCCATCATTGCTTCAACAGAGCGGCGCTGATAGAAGCGGATGCCGTCCTCAAGAGCAACAACAGTGATGGGTCCGTCATAGCCGATCTGGACGGCAATTTCATGAGCGTTCTCGCTCACTTGCTGAGCTGCCACTACAGCCCCCTGAAGCACATTTCCTTCGGCGGAATCTGTGGTTCCTTGGGTTGGATTTTTCTTGGGTTGACGGGCCATTCTTTTGATTCCTCTTAATCAGGGTTACGGGTTAGTCGTTGACGCACTTCAGCGATACGGCGCTCAGCACGATCAAGGGATGAAAGGGCCTTGAGTGCTTGCTGCGGCAAACGCGGAGTGAGTCGCCAGTGGCCGGTGTTTTCGTCGCGCTCGGCGATTCCGGCCGTTTGGAGATTGTTGAGATCACGTGTCATGACCGCAGCAGAGCAGTTCATTTCGCGGGCAAGGACGGCGGGTGGATATCCGAATGCAACGTCGTTGAAGAGGAACAGCACCAGCTTGATGATTCGCTGCTGGGATTCGTTCGTGTATCTGTCGCTCATTTCTTGTCCCTTTTCTCAACGAAGAACTTCCCTTTCTTGAGGCCAAGGGCAACGGCGGCGAGATGGGAATTGCCGCGATATCCCTTGTTTCTCTTTCTGATCAGATCAACAACGTTCATGCGGGGAAGCCCGAGATCACGGCACCAGTGTGAAATGCAGATTCCGTCATCGCGGAATTTGGTGGCTGCCGTTTCCGGGGTCTGTGGGTACTCAAAGGGTGTGTGTTTTTTTTCCATGTGGTTACGTGTGGTAAATTCCGGCTATCTTTTATGCATTTCACAAGCGCTCTACGTTGGCTACCGTATGTGGCGTTTTGCGGCGGCTTGTGGTGCAACGCGGTTAATTATGGTAACGATATCGTTACCTGTCAACAGATAAATTGGGAACCCAAACGTGACTATTGGGGATAGGTTGAAAGAGGAGCGCGCTAGGCTTGGTATGAACCAACCTGATTTCGCTGCTCTTGCTGGAACAACAAAGAAGACCCAGATCACTTATGAAAAAGGAGTGATGCCGGATGCTGCCTACTTAGCAGCGATTGCTCAGGCTGGTGCCGACGTGCGCTACATCGTCACAGGTGAGCGGGAGGGCCCTGCGCCGGAGGTTTTGACGGCAGATGAACGCGAACTTCTCGCCCTCTTCCGGGGGGCGACATTGGCCGTCAAGGCTGCCGCCATCGGTGCTTTGCAAGGCGCTTCTTCCTTGGGAAAGGCGACACAGAATATCCACGGGCCAGTGGCCGGAAATGTTATTTCCGGGAGTCTGGTGAAGGTGCGGCAGAAGCGTTGACGATGGCTGTGAACGTGAATGGCCAGGTCAATGGGGATGTTGTGGGGCGCGACATCAACGTTTTTCGTGCGGGTGCAATTAATATCGTTGTACCGCAGATTGTTGGTGGCACTGCGCCAGTGCACGTTCATGTGCATGTGCATCTACACGATGCAAATTCGGGTGGTGACGGTTACGAAGTAAAGTGATGAGGAGACATATGTGATAGTACGCATTGCCTTTGTTTTTCTTCTGACGACTTCCCCTTTGCACGCTCAGACGTTTAAGTGTTCTGCGAATGGGAAAACGGTATTCCAGGATCGCCCATGCAGCGTCAAAAATGACCTACTTGGTGGTGTAGCCCCGGCTACTAAGCAAGAGGATTCTCGGGTCGCGGCTGCGAAGATCATGGCCGAATTTGAGGCTGAGAAACGGGAGAAACAAGAGGACGAGGATAGACGTTCTGCAGCAGCGTCTTTGGCAGAGAGAGAGCGGTTAGCGTGTGAAGCGGAATTGAAGAAGGCAGCTGTGGTCACCAACAGTGCTTGGGACGGCTCTGTACTCCAGGCGGTGAAGTACCTCAACGAAACTTTAAAGGAACCCGATTCGTTCCAGGCCATAGCATGGGGAAGCGTGAAGCGGACATGTGATGGGTATGCTGTTTTTGTGAAATACAGAGCTAGGAATGGTTTCGGTGGAATGCGTATTTCAACCACATATTTCTTGTTTAACAAAGATGGAACTATCCGGTCTGCTGAAACCCTATAAGCAGTTCATGCTTCTCTCAAAATAAACTAAAACCCTTTCTCTAGCGCCCTCGCGCGCGCATAGGCAATCTGCCTGGCATCACTTGCCAGGAGGTTGCCCCATGAAATTCCCCTTCAAATTCACCCCGCCGAGAATGGCGGATTGGTGGATTGCATCCATTACGCTGACGCTCGTTATCGGCGCAATCGCCCCCCAGCAACTGGGGGTCACCCTCTACAAGCTCAATCTGATTTTCCTGGCCGGCGTGACCGGCTACTGGCTTGACCGGAGCATGTTTCCCTATGCCCGGCCGGACGCCCTCATTTCTGGCTCTACTCCCAATTGCTGCTGGTCCCCGGAGGATGTTGTCGCGATGGCGAATAGCGCCATGCTACGGCGGGCCATCATCGTCGCTGGCAGCATGATTGCTGCGGCGTTGGGGGCGTGATGCACCGGAATTTCGTGCGTCGCGCTGGGATTGTGGTCGGTGCTCTGTACATCTCGCTTGGTCTGTTGCTGGCGTTTTGTTCGCACCCTTCTTCTGCTGCAACTGGCATTCCCCAGTCTGCGCACTCGTTCCGATCTGAGTTGGTGCGCAATGCGCGGATGGTCTGGGGCCTGGATGCACCCATTGCTCTCTTTGCTGCGCAGGTTCATCAGGAGAGTGCATGGAAGCCGGATGCCGTCTCACGTGTAGGCGCCCAGGGATTGGCTCAGTTCATGCCGGCAACGGCGGCATGGATCAGCACCATTTATCCCGAGCTGGAAAACCGCACTCCAACAAACCCAACCTGGGCGCTACGGGCGCTTGTGCAGTATGACCGCTGGCTATTTGAACGCCTTTCTGCGGCTGACAAATGCGAGCGCATGGCGATGGTTTTGAGCGCCTATAACGGCGGGCTCGGGTGGGTCTATCGGGACAAGGACATGGCCCAAACGGGTGGGGCTCGTCGGGATATGTGGTGGGGCCATGTTGAACGGTTCAATGGCGGCAGGAGTACGTCTGCATTTGCCGAGAACCGAGCCTATCCCCGCCAGATCATTCACCGTCACCAAGCGCTTTATATGGCCTGGGGGCCGGGAGTATGCGTATGACCAAATTTCGTCTGTTTGTTCTTGCCTGTTTTGCCGCTGTGTTGGCTTTTGGGTTCCTGTTCCTGCGCGCCTATTACATCGATGTCGGCCGGGGCCTTGAACGGGCTAAACACAACGAAAAGGTGGTGAATGACTTAACCACCATGATCAAGGAAAACAAGGGGCTGGTGGCTGCTTCTGCCGCCGCTTCGATGGCGATGGCCAGCGCCCGTTCCGACTGGCTGAAAACCTCAGAAACCACCACAAGGAGTATGAAAGATGCCCTCCAAAAAACGGCTTCTAGCCGTGCTGGCTGCGTGTTTGATCGCGACAGCCTGCGCCACCTCGACGCCGCCAGAGAGCGGGCTGCCGCAGCCTCTTCCGGCGGACTACGTGCGAACACCGCCGCCGCCGCCGGAGCGGGACGGTAATAGCTGCGATGACATGGCTATGGCGCTGAAGAAAATGTACGACCTCTACGGGGAAGTGGCAGGCCAGTTATCTGACCTGATCCGATGGGTGCAGGAAGGGCAGGTGCATTGATGGAATGGAACCTGGAAACCATCAAGTTCATCGGTGGTGTGCTGCTGGCCCTGGGGTCTGCGGCCTACACCTGGATTGCTACGCGGGACAAGGACAACTCCCAACACATTAAAGCGGTTGAAAAGGCCCTGGGGGAGGAAATTGCCAAGCACGGGAACCGGCTGCAAACCCTGGAGAGCGCCCAGAAGCATCTGGTAGGCCAGCAGGAATTTGGCAGGCTGGAAAAAGAAATGGAGAAGGTGCAGACCACGCTCAAGCATATGCCGACTCAGGATGAAATTGCCGAGCTGCAGGGCGATATGAAGGCAGTAAAGGCTACTCAGGAGGGGATGCGGGTTGAATTGCAGACAGCCCGTCGCTCTCTGGAGCGGATTGAGGATTTCTTACTGAATGGGGGTGGCTCCAAATGAGCTTTTCCGACTATCTGCGCAAGGATGTTCGCCTGGTTGCCCTGCGCATTCTTACTGAAACACCGGGCTTTCGTGCCAACAGCTCGGTGCTGGCGAACCTGCTGCATCAGTTCGGCCACTCGACCACGCGGGATTCTGTGAAAACCGAATTGCGGTGGCTCCAGGAACAGGGGCTGGTGAACATTGAAGAGGCCGGAAGTGTTCTGGTGGCAACGCTGACGGAGCGAGGTCAGGACGTTGCGGAAGGCCGTGCCGTTGTGGATGGCGTTGCCAAGCCGAGGGCCTGATATGGGACGAAAATCCTCTATCGCTGGTATGCCGGTTGAAGTTCGAGCGCATATCGAACTCCGGTTGCGGGAAGGCCGCTTGACCCTGGATGAACTGTTCAATGAAGTACGTGAGCTGTTCCCCGATGTGTCGACCCCTCCCAGCCGCTCTTCCCTCGGTCGCTACAAAAAGGGCTTTGACGAAGTGATGGAGACACAGCGGGCGATGAGCCATGCTGCTGGCGCCCTGGTGAAAGAGCTGGGTGAGGATTTTGACGACAAATCCGGGGCTCTACTGACTCAGGCCGTAACGACTCTGGCTACCCGCGCAGCTTTCGGCGAACTAGATAAAGAATCGACAACGATTGAGGATGTCCTCGATCTGGCAAGAGCCGCGAAAGCTGCACAGGAGTCGCGCAGTTTGAACCTGCGTGAGCGCCAGGCAGTGGCGAAGATGGCGCGTGAGAAGCTGCTGGAAGAACAGAAAGAAAAGCTTGAGGCTATGGGAAACAAGGGGGGGGTCACCGAGGAAACAAAGCGGGCGATCCGTGAGGCCCTGGGGATCATGTGATGGGAAAGCGTAAAGGTCGCGCAAAGAATATTCCGGCTAATCCCGACGCCATTTTCTTGCCGTTCCAGTCCAAATGGATCATGGATCAGTCTCGCTTGAAGATGATGGAAAAATCCCGGCAGATCGGTATTAGCTGGTCTACGGCTTATGGTTCTGATGAGCGTACTGCTGCGAAGAATGCGCGGCACGATGAGTGGGTAAGTAGCCGGGACGATATCCAAGCACGGCTGTTCATCGAAGATTGCAAGCTGTTTGCAAGCATCATGAACATGGCGGCACAGGATCTCGGTGAAGTTGTAATCGACCCGAAAGAGAAGATCACGGCCTACGTTCTTCAATTTGCAAGCGGGCGGCGCATCCACAGTATGTCTAGCAACCCGGATGCACAAGCGGGTAAGCGGGGGAGCCGCATCCTTGATGAATTTGCGTTGCACCGCGATCAACGAAAGATGTGGGCGATTGCTTATCCAGGCATCACATGGGGCGGCAGCATGGAAATCATCAGTACGCATCGTGGCTCAAATTCCTTCTTCAATAGCCTGATACGCGAGGTGCGGGAGAAGGGGAACCCGAAGAAGATCAGCCTCCATCGTGTCACTTTGAAAGATGCTCTCGACCAGGGCTTTCTCTACAAATTGCAGCAAGCGTTGCCGGCCGACGCCGAGCAGCAAGACATGGACGAAGCCGAGTACTTCGATTTCGTCAAAAATGGCGCGGCTGATGATGAGTCGTTCGACCAGGAATACATGTGCATTCCGGCAGACGACGATAGCAAGTTCATTGAATATGAGCTGATCACCGGCTGCGAGTACATGGCAAACATGCCGTGGGAACGTGATGTCACGGACAAGTTCACCGGCCAGCTGTTCTGCGGTGTTGATATCGGGCGTAAGAAGGATTTGACCGTGCTATGGGTTGTAGAGCTGCTGGGTGACATTCTCTACACGCGGGCTGTAATACCGATGGAGCGCATGAGAAAGAGCGCACAAGAAGCCATTCTGTATCCGTGGTTCGAGATTTCTGACCGTATCTGCATTGATGCGACTGGCCTCGGTATCGGCTGGGCCGATGACGCCCAGGATAAGTTTGGGGAGCACCGTGTTGAAGCGGTGACTTTTTCTGCCCAGGTGAAGGAAGCGCTGGCTTATCCCCTCAAAGGAAGAATGGAGGACCGGGCTCTACGCATTCCCGACGATCCAACAATACGTGCTGATCTGCGCAAAGTGCAGAAAGTGACCACAGCAGCCGGGAATATCCGTTTCGTAGCAGAGAGCGCCCCTGATGGTCACGCAGATAGGTTTTGGGCACTGGCTCTGGCGATTCATGCTGCTTCCAACCCTACGGCACCGTTTGAATTTGTAAGCAGTGGCCCCCGGGAAAACATCACCGAAATGAAAGGGTTTTACTAATGGCGAAGTCGGCAAAGAAGAGAGTTTTCCCCCGAGCTGAAATTGCACATAAGGAACTCGGCGTGGAAGTTGCCGGGCGTCTTCTTGACCCGTTTGATAGCAGCTTTCAAGGCATTATCAGAAGCAATGATCCGCTGCTGCTCGAGCGGGGGGAAAACCTTGAGATTTACCGTGATCTGAAGCGGGATGGGAAGGTTTTTACTGGGTTGCAGAAACGCATCGGCACCCTTATCAGCTACCCGTGGACGGTCACATCTTCTGATGAGAAATCCGCAGAAAAGATGCGGGTAATTCTCGGGTCGTTCAATTTCGATCAAATGTGCCGAGACTTGATGGATGCACTTTTGATGGGCATTTCGGTGAGCGAATTTGTTCCCGCTGTGAAGGATTCCTTGCTTGTTCCAGGTCGGGTTATCAAGCGGCGCCAGCGTCGGTTCATCTATCACCAGGACTCGGCAGACCAGCCGCCGAAACTTCGTCTGCTGACGACTGAAAACATGCTTACCGGGATTGCGCTTCCCGACAAGCGCTTCATCGTTCATCGCGTTAATCCCGAAGACGATAACCCCTATGGAACCGGACTCGGACTTCAGCTGTATTGGCCGGTCTTTTTCAAGCGCCGTGGGATCGTGAGCTGGAACAAGCTGTGTGAGCGTTTCGGTTCCCCTACGCCATGGGGTAAGTACCCACGGAATGCCGGGCCGAAAGAGAAAGGCACCCTTTTTGATGCACTACGGGCATTGAGTAATGACGGGGTGGTCATGACCCCGGAGGGTATGAGCATTGATCTGCTTGAGTCGAAATTGACCGGGAGCATTACAACCCAGGAAGCCCTTGTTAAGTACATGGATGACTGGATTATTGAGGTGATCCTTGGTCAAGAGCCTCGGGTGTCTGGTGGTGGCGCCTTGGCAGCGGCATCGAAAGAACGCGAGGGCGTTCGACTCGACCTCGTTCAAGCCGATTCCGACCTGCTGTCGGAAACGTTGAATCAATCCATTATTTCCTGGCTCTGCGAGTACAACGGCCTTGCCCCTTGTCAGGTCTGGCGCTCCATCAAGAAAGATGAGGACAAGAAAGCAGCTTCTGAGACGGACAAGAACGTTTCCGAAATGGGCTTTGAGCTTTCTGAAGAAGCGGTGCGGGAGAAATATGGCAACGGGTGGAGCAGGAAGAAGGAACCGAAGCCGGCGAATTTTTCCGAGCCCCCCACTTCATTTTCCGACCCTGGCCAGGGTGCTGTTGATGCCGCACTGGAAGATATTTCCCGTGATGATCTTGGGCGGCTTATGGAAGGGCTGATCGGTGGTGTTCTTGATGAACTTGAGGGGGTTGATTCATATGAAGAAGCCCTCGCCATTCTTGAATCTGCGTTTCCGAAAATTGACCCTAATTCGCTGTCTGCATGGCTTTCTAACGGGATGTTTAATGCTGAGCTTTTCGGGCGTGTGAGTAATGCCTGAACTCCGCTTGAATCTGAATCTTGCCCCTGCTGATGCGGTGCGCATGGCAGCACAAAAGGGAATGAAGGTTTCCTGGAACTGGTTTGATCTAGAGAAGGAGGAAAACGTCCACTCATTTACTGTAGCCAAGGCTACATCGCTTGACGTGTTGTCAGCTATCCGCGCAGAAGTGATGAAGTCTATCGGTGGTCAGACATATGAGAGTTTCAAGAAGTCGCTACGCCCACGGCTCCAAGAAATGGGCTGGTGGGGGCGCCATGAGCTTCTTGATGCCGACACCGGAGAGATAACGAAGGTCACGCTTGGCTCTTGCTCACGACTCCGCACGATCTATCAAGCCAATGTGCAAACTTCGTACATGGCCGGACGCTACAAGCGATATTCGGAGAATGCAGATCAGCGCCCATATTGGCGCTACGTCGCCATCATGGATGGCCGGACACGCCCCGCACATCGCGCATTGCATGGGAAAGTATTCCGTTTTGACGATCCGATCTGGAAAGTAATCTGGCCGCCAAACGGGTGGGGGTGTCGCTGTCGTGTTACTGCGCTGACATATGAAGAGTTCAAGTCGCTGGGCGTTCCGCTTTCTAGCGGTGCTGATTCAATTGTTGAACGTGAAGTCACAATCAATCGTGACGGTGAAACCCGCTCGGTTAAGGGGCTGAGATTCATCGACGACGACGGGAAGGAAAAAACATTTTTCCCTGACGTTGGGTGGGACTATAACCCTGGTGAAACATGGGCTAGGTTCGATAAGAATGGTGCCATTCCCGACTGCGATTGGGGTCATGGGATCAGCTTCGCCGAAGGAGAAGGGAAGACTTGCTTAGCTGGCATTCCCGGACAAAAGACCTGGCAGGATTACGGGAGGCCAGCACTAAGTGCTGTCCCCCAAAGCCAGCGGCTACCAACACCGGACTTCCTTCAGTGGCAGCCTACACGCCCACAAGCTGTTGAAACACTAGCCCAGGCTTTGGACGTTTCTGAAAATCGTCCTATTCGTATCGTTAGCACCCCGGTTGGTGAGGTCGCACTGCACTATCAATGGCTGGCGCACATCGTAGAGAAAGACAACGACAAACGAGAGCGCTACGGAAATTTCATCCTGCCGACCCTGGAATCACCCTTTGAAATTTGGCTTTCTGAGTACGAGGATGGCTTCCGCCATCGCTATGTCGGCCTATTTGAAGACCTTGGCCTTCTCACAATCGTTCGCGTGAACAAGGATGGAAGCTTGCTGTGGAACATGATGAGAGCCAAGGATGCCTACATCAATCGTCAGCGGGCTGGAATTCTTCTGTTCGGAAAATGAAAAGGCCGGTCAGGAAACTGACCGGCCTTAGAACGGTTGGTGTGGTCAATACCCCGCCTACGCTGGCACCCCACTCTGACAGCCGGCTATTGGTCGTAGGCCCAGCCGGTTTCGCGCGTTCTTGAGGACATTATGGGTTCCATTTCCGTCGAAATCAACAAGGCCACCTCTGGCTTAGAAAAAATCAACCTCCTGGCTGCTGGTCCGGCCGACTCCGCTTCTATGTATCGGCGCATAGCTATGATGCTGGAAGCCGAAACGGAGGAAAACTTCGCAGCACAGGGACGCCCCGCATGGGTGCCTCTATCCGCGTCAACCAAAGCTGCCAGGCTGAAAAAGAACAAAGGTTCAAGTGTGCTGAAAATCCTTCAAGATAGCGGGATTCTCGCAAGCTCTGTTTCCACATCATCGGGGAGTGACTACTCAGAAATCGGTGCCGGTGGCGCCGCGTCCGATTATGCCGCCGCGCAACAGTTTGGGGCGCACATTGAAAAACCCGCATACTCAACACGGACGCGCCTGAGAACTGATGCGAAGGGAAATCTCCTCCGCCAAACGGCCCATAAAAATCTGGCTGTGTTCGCAAAGGACACACACAAGAGGGTTACCGAGTCCTGGTCATACGTTGCCGGGCACTCTTTCGATCTTCAGGCCCGGCCGTATCTACCATTCTCTGGCCGGCCAGGTTCTGTACAACTTCAACCCACAGCCGCCGCGAAGCTTATAGCAATTGTCACAGCAGCTATTGAAGCGTCGCTCTAGAGTTATCCACAGCACGGTGAAAGTTGCGCCGCGTTTTGCCAACGAATTTAGTGCGCCGCCGCACTTTCTTGACGCTAAACACTGTTTAACCTGCCGTCCCAATAAATCCCGCCCCGTCCCGATAAATCCCGGGTTTATATCGCCCCCTCCCTAGGTTTTATCTCATCCCTCTTTAGGTTGGATGGCTGGCGGTGCGCCGCGGACCGGCCAGGGGCCGGCCAGCCGCAGCCGGGCCTGAATGCGCCAGCCCAGCAGGATGGCCAGAGCGATGGCGTAGAGAATCGGGTCCAGCAGGGCGACGCGCTTG